TATTGAAATCTCGCCCTAAACTAGCGGCAGACGAAGGACGCACAGGCACTGGAACCCGTTTCGGTCAAGGTGTATTGCGTGATCCTAATGATATTCCTGATGCTGCCACTGATCCAGAAGGTTGGAAAAAGTGGAAAGAAAGCATGGGCATAGGCGGCCGTAGTCTTAAGCATATGAGCGTTTCAATGAACAAGCCCATAGTATAAATTAAAGGAGACTTAAATGGCTTATTTTATCGGCGGAAGTTCTGGTGAATCAAACGCATTTGAAAAAACTATCCAGAACAGCGCAATTCAGGTTCTACACGAATCACAAGGTCTAGTTAACATGACCAACGTGGTAATGCCTAACCAAGGTAATACCTACAAAGTTCCACACATGGCACCTATCAGTTATGGTGACTACGTGGACAGCAACACAAACCCAACTTATTCTACTCTAACCAGTATTGAACAAACTGCTCAGATCACTGCTAAGGAAGTTGTAGCAACTCCTGCTGTGGCCATGACAGCATTCAGTAAGTTCTTGGGATGGACAACTGCTTTCGACTTGGCAGCTAACCTAGGCACAGAACTAGGCATGAGCTTTGCTGAAAAAGTTGACCAACGTATCACTGGCGCATTTGTTGGCAATCCTAGCGTAGTAAGTTCTGGTGACACAAGCCTAGCTGGTTTTGCTAATACACAAACAGTGGCTTACTACAGTGTTTCCAGCACTCCAGTCACAGACGGTTTTGCTCGTATTCAAGCCAACGCGGCACAAGGTCTAATCGCAGAAGGTTCTACTGCCACAATCACATACAGTGACTACACAGCTAACACAGTGGCTGGCATGGTTCGTAACGTGATCAAGGCATGGAGAAAATCACGTAACCCTGGACGTCCAACAGTTATTCTTGGTCCTAACGAAGAACAACGTTTGTTGAGCGAACTAACAGGTGGCGCAGTTTATGCTCCTGGTAGCCAAGGCGGCACAAGCATCAATGCTGGTTTAACAGCACTTGGTGATGAGCTATTGGCCACTGGTATGCTACGCAACTTGTATGGATGCACTGTGATTTTCACAACATTCCTACAAGCTAGTGTCGCTAGTCGTTTCATTGACGGAACCAGCGTTACAGCTAGTTCAGTTGGTGCAGCTATCGGTCCTCAAGCTATTACAACAGTTATGGTTAAAGGTCTTGACATCTCTATGGGTGACAAGGACGGTGGCTTACAAACTTGGATCACAGGACTTGGCTACTTTGGTGCCGGTGTTGTTGACCAAGCTCGTGGTATCGCAATTAACATTGCTTAAGGATGAGGGCATCGATGATGCCCGTCTAGGAGAAAAAATATGGCAATAGCAAGTTTTTTAGCATATACTGACACTACCCTACAACCTGGTGGAGTAAATCGCATATCCTTGGCACAACCCAGTGATGTGGCGTTTTATGACCGTGCGGCTTACCGTCGTCTACAACAGGTCTATCCAACTGGTAATCCTAGTGGTGGTGGAAGTGATCAGGACTATGAACTATCTGCTGTTTATTTCCCCAAAGCGTCAATTGAAATGTTGAACATGTTTGAATTCGGATGGTGGCCACTCTACGTAGAACGCACTCTAGGTGCTTTCTATTATAAAAGTGACCCCATTTCTGGAGTAACTGTCACAGCATTCAATCCCGCACAATTAGTCAAGCAAAACCAAACATTGATTAGGTTAGAAGTGTTCAAGGCTGTGGAAATATTCTATCAGACCTTGGTCACAGATAATTCCAACATCAATGAAAAGGATGCTAAAAACTATGACTTCGCTCGCAGACGTTTTGAGGAAGAATGGGAGAAGGCTATTCAAGAATCATATTACTATGATTTGATGAATACCATGGTTACTAATCCCAGTCATCCTGTTATTGGCACTTATCAACAAAGTTGGTTGGCTGATGTCAACTTCTTTGAAGGTGATAGGAGATATTTCTAATGCCTTTATTCACTCAAGCACAGGTCCAGAACACTTTGACAAATTATTGTCAAACGACCACTGGCACCCAATACTTAGAAGTCTTCTTTAACTTTCCCGCCAACGAGAATGTTATCAGTGAAGGCATCTATGTGGCTGAAGTGTATCAAGCAGAAAGAATACAAAATGGCAATGGGCTAACACCCGGCAGTCATGTGTATACCGTTAAAGATCGAGTGGAAATGTATCTAGTGACTCAACAAGATAATCCCTACGTGGAGAACATGTTGGCAATATTCACTGTATTCATTGATGACCCGCTTTTTAAGCAGTATGGATATTATCTTCGAGAACATGCCATACAACAACAGTATGTGAAGAATAGTCAACGCTATCGCATCACATTTGATCTATCTAGATTACAAGTAATTTAACAAAAGGAAAAAGAAATGGCAAACATTAATGTTAGCAGTCCAGGTCAGTTTGTTAGTTTATACATCTCTACAGCAACTATTACTAGCACCACAGCAACTGGTGTGTTAGCGATTCCAGCACTACAAGATGTAACTATCACAAACAACAACGGTGTATTCCGTTGGAAGCAGTTGGATAACCCAGGCCAAAAGGTCGCAGTTACTCCAGCAACAAACAGCATCAACCTACAGTTGGTTGTTGATGACACATCATTCTATGGCTCAGGCTATGGTAGCACAACTACAAATTATTTGTCTACTGCTGCCACCCAGGGCGTGTTTGGTCTAAGCAACAACAAAACCAAGGTCTACTTCCAATACTATTGGGGTGGTGCTAGCACTAACCAAGTTAGTGGTTCAGGATTCCTTTCTGGTCTAGCACCAAAAGTGAACCCAGATCAACCTGTTTATATCACACCTCTAATTATTGAAGTGGATGGTATCTACAACACTGGCACAGCTTAATTCATAAGATTAGTTGGATCACTAAAGGGGGCGATAACTTGCCCCTTTTTTTTTGAATGAATAAATATAACTTATAGGGATATGCGGATATGAAATTTGAAGATCACACCAAGGCTGAACTGCTACAAAGTTTGGAAGCAGAGTTGGCCAAAGGATTAAATGAACTACGCCACGCACAGGGCGATTTAGATAAGGCTGAAGGCAGATATATATTCGCATTGGCCCTAATACATTATCTAAAACGGGAGATATAAAGATATGAAACTAAAAGCATTAGCAAAACAAGCGGAATTAATCAAACTTACCATTGACGATGAAGAAATCGTGGAAAAATATGGTGAGCCTTTGGACTTTTACGTCTATGATCGTCAACCCATGGAAACTTTCTTAAAGTTTGCCGCCAGTGGCACACAAGATATTACCACTATGGGTCAAATCATGAAGGATATGATTTTAGATGAAGATGCCACTCCTGTGATTACAGATGGTTATATGTTACCCAGTAATGTTCTAGTTGCGGCATTTAGTAAGTTAGTTACACAATTGGGAAAGTAACAGGCAGCGACTTTGATGAAAAGTCGCCTGAAGTCTATACTGCTGTTACTTTAGATAGATTGGGTGAGAGGTATGGACTCTTGCCCAGTGAGGTGTTAAAACGTGCCACAACCTTGGATATCATGGTCTTGGATGTGTCATTAAGTTTTGAGAAATATCGATCAGATAGATCTCAAGGTCGTATTCCTGAATATCGGCAAGAAGATCTTAAGGATGTATTATCAACATTTAAGGAAAAGCAAAATGGCAAATAGTATAGAAATTAAATTTGATAAAAGTCAATTAAATTTAAAAATCAAAAACCTACAAAAAATTGTAGATCAATCTATGCCTGCCATTTATACTGAATATGTAAAAAATACGCCAATCGCTCCATTTAATGGTGGTAATGCTAGACACAATACTTCATTAAAAAATAGAAATACTGTAGAAGCAGATTACCCCTATGCTTTTGTTTTAGATGCTGGTCGTGGATTTAGAGATGGCCAAATGCGTGGTAGCGAACAAGCTCCAGAAGGTATGACCAAACCCACCGTGGAATTTGCTCGAGATTTAATTATAAAAACAGCCAAACAGATTGGCAATAAGAAATAAGGACACTAGACAATGGCTGATATAAGCATTTCACTAACGCTGGACGACAGTCAATTTCAAGCCGGGTTACAAAAAGTTAATAACAGTATTAACACCTTTGGCTCCACTGCGCAAAAGGTTTTCAATGATGTGGCTCAACAAATTAGTAAATTACAAACTAGTTTTAATGGTCTTCAAGCCAGCATTAATAATAGCACTGCTGAAATGGAAAAGTTTACCAACAGCCGTTCTGGAGTCAGTGATTTAGAATCAGGTCTAAACTCATTAAAAAATATATTGTTAAGTTTGGTTGGTGTAAGTTTTGCCAAATCAGCCATTGATTTTGCTGTCAGCATTGAACAAACTGCTCGTGCTGTGGGGTTTACTGTTCCTGAATTTGAAAAATTTCAAACTGCTGTTGTTGCCGCAGGCGGATCCACTCGTGCTGCCGCTGTGGGCATTGAAATGTTTTATCAAAAATTGGATCAAGCTCGTCAAGGTGGTCTACAACAGCAAGTGGCTTTTGAAAGATTGGGCATTAGTCTACAGGATCTTAAGAATCTAACTGATAAAGAAATATTTGAAAAGACCATCGCAGCCTTGGCATCAATGCCAGAAAATGCCGAACGCAGTCGTATTGAAGTTGAATTATTAAGCCGTGCTTTCCGTGGCATTCCATTAAAAGATATTGCCGATGGTATGATAGGATTTGGAGCAGGCATTAGAGGTGTTATAGAAGATCAAGATGCCTTAATGGGTGCGACCTATGCGGGTAATGAAGCCTATAAAAAATTAATCATGCTTCAACAGGAACTTAAATTAGGTTTCTTGGAAGCATTTGAACCCATGCTGGCCACATTTGCTAAATTTTATATAACAGTGGATGAAGTTGCTAATGGATTTAGAGCAATAATCCCAGTTCTTGGAGCTGTAATAGCAGTGGGTATGGCTGGTTGGGTTTTAGGTTTGGTTGGCAGTTTTGGTAAATTAATTGTTTTAATTTATGATACTATTCAGGCATTGAAAGCCCTATCTATAGCAGAAACATTGGCTATGAATGCCACTGGCATCGGGGCATTATTGAATATTATTGCCAAAGCTGTTGTAGCCTTGGTTACATTTTTTGGAGTCCAAAAATTAATGGATTCTGCTTTAAAAGAAAATGTTGAAACAAATAGAGCAGCCGCTGCCGCACAAGAAGAAACTACCAAAAAGACCATGGAGGCCAGTCGTGGTCAAAATGAAGTCTATACGGCCTATGCTAGACTTAATGCGGCTATTCGCGAAAATACTTTGAATTTTATCGAAAATCAAAGACGCATGATTGCCAAAATGGCAGTTCAAGATCAAAATATCGAAAAAAGTAAGGCTGAACAAAAAGCCATTGAAGCAGCCACTAAGGTCAATGATGATTATGCTAAAAAGATTGATGAAGTAAATGCCAAATTAAAAAGTGCTAGAATGGCTCGTCCAGAAAGCGAGGAATCTAAAACTGTGGGCACATTGGCTGCTCAAATTCCAATATTAGAAAAAGCCAGAGATCTACAGGCACAACGAGCTGCCGCAGTGGCAAGACAATTAGAGTTAGATAAAGAAGTTCACGAAATTAACAAATTATTTTCTGAAGAAGATCTAAAGGCCAGTAAAGAATTAATTACCCTACAGGAAAAAATAGCCGAATTAACCATGACTTCGGATGAAAAGGCCATAGAATCAATTTATAAAAAACGTGATATTGAAAGTGAAGCCTTAATTAAAAATATTGAACAGATCAAAAATCAAAAATTAAGTCAAGAAGAAATTAATAAAGTTTTAGATGATATGCGAGAAAAATATCAACCTATCATTGATAAACAAAAAGAACTTACAGAAAAATCTCGAGATTTTAATGTGGGTTTTGAAGAAGCATTTAGAAGTTATGTTGAAAATGCCACCAATGCTGCCACACAGGCCAAAGATGTGTTTAATGCTGTGACCAATAACATGGATTCAATGTTAAGCAATTTTGTTAAAACAGGTAAGATGAATTTTAGTGATTTTGCCAAAAGTGTTATTCAAGATTTAGAATTAATAGCATTAAAGGCAGCGGCTGCTAATGTTTTCAAAGCCGCAGGTGCTAGCACTGGTTTTAGTCTTGCGGGCATTGCCAGTTTTTTAGGATTTGCTGAAGGTGGTGTTGTTCCCAATAACCAACCAGTTCTAGTAGGTGAAAAAGGTCCTGAAATTATCACAGGAGTGGGTGGCCGAACTGTAATACCTAACAGCCAATTAAGCAGTGTTATGAGTGGTGGCAGTGGTGACCAATACATTACACACAACTACAACATCAATGCCATAGATAGTAAATCGGTGGCACAGATGTTCTATGAAAATAGATTAACCATGTTTGGTATGACAGAGCAAGCACGCCGTGAATTGCCAATGAGGAATAGATAATGAGCACAGGATTTCAATCAATAATTAACCTAGCAGAAACATTAGACATTAATCGTCGCCGTGTCATGGGTATACAATATACTCGTAGTGAAGTAGCCAAGATCAATGAAACAGTGACTCGCAATCCATGGAAGTTGACCTTGACCATTCCTGCCATGTTGCCCTATGAAACTGTGCGTAGTCTAATAGAAGACATTGATAGATTGGATCGTAGCACACCACAGGTTGTGAGTTTTAGCACCGCAACTGGAGCCACATCAGGATTGAGCTATATCTTTGCCTATCAGGGAGATATGAACGCAACACAAATTAGTTCAATCACTGTCAGCAGTTGGACTGGTAATCAAATGACTCTAACCAACCTGCCCACAATGAGTTCCAGTGCCTATTTGTTCCGCAAGGGTGATTTCCTACAGGTAGTGGGCTATCCCTATCCTGTGACTTCACAGTATGATATCACTCGTGGCACCACCAGCACAGTCACAGTGACCACACATCGTCCAGCATTTGGTTCATTGACCACAGCCACTGCGAATGGTCATATTGTTGTGGGCAATGCTGTAGAGTTCAATGTGTTTTGTAATAACACACCTGTGTATAAACTTAATCCTGGTGGATCAACAGCCTTGGTCACTTGGAGTGGACCATTTACCCTATATGAATTCACTGGAGATGTTTAATGACCATATTCACTCCTGCCATTGATGCCGCACTGGCTGGCAACATAATCAGAGATGCGGAGTTTGTTAAACTAACCATCACTGATCCCTTAAACACCACCAGCACAGTCTATTGTGTGTCCACCAGTTTTCAAAATGAAACAGTCACTGATCAAAATGGTGTAAGTTCAATTGCTGTGGGCACATACACAGGCCTAGGTGGTTTGGTCAGCATCAGTGGTCACCAAAGAGATTTGAGTGTAACCAGTTATGACACACAGATTGTTCTACAGGGCATTGATCCCAACAAGATACGCCTGGTCTTAGAAGTGGGTCTAAATCCTGATAATATGACATATCATGCGGGTATTAAGGGCTCAAAAGTTCAGATCTGGCGTGGTTTTTACAATGAAAATTACCAACTAATTGACACACCCCAACTACGCTATACTGGCATTGTTACCAGTTATACCATCAGTGAAAATCGCGTGGATCAAGATGACACATTTATTTTGATGTTGAAGTGTTCAAGTTATAAGAGTATTTTAGAAAATAGAACAGCAGGCCGTCATACTAATGGAGCCAGTTGGAATAAGAACGTCAATCCCAATTATGATCCTGACACAGGATTACCCACTAATCCCCTGTATGACACAGGCATGGATAGAGTCAATGCCATTTATGACACAACATTTAACTTTGGTTTACCGGTATGATAGTTAGACAAGCACAGATAGAAGACTGCGAAGAAATTTATAGTATGTTAAGGGAGTATAAAAAAAATAGTCCCCTAAAGGCACATCAATATTTGAATGAAGAAACTGCTCAACACGCAGTCAAGTTTATTCTTGAAAAGAATCATGGCTTAATATTATTAAGCGAAGATGACGAGGGTGTCACTGGCATGATCATGGCCTTATACAGTTTGAACATTTGGGATCAAACCATAAAGTTTATGAATGAATTGGCCTATTGGGTCAAGCCTGAACATCGTGGCAGCACCGCAGGTTATAGATTATTAAAAAAATATCGAGAATATGGTGATGAATTGATGCGTAGAAATCAAATAGAATATTTCACCATAAGCAAAATGGTCAACAGTCCAGATCTAGACTATAAAAAGTTTGGATTTGATTATCTTGAGGAGACGCATGTATGTCAGAATTGACTAGTAAAATTATATGGGATAGGAGAAAATTATGCCCTCAAGTTTGATCTTAGCCGCAGTATTCGGCGACACATTGATGGCAGGTGCTGCCTTAGGTGCTTTTGGTTATGCGGCCGCAAGTTTTGCCATTGACTTGGCTGTGACCTATGCTGTTAGTAGTTTGCTATTCAAACAACCACAACAAAGCACAGCACAAAGTGGCACAGAAATACAGTTAGGCCCCGCCACAGATAATAAACTTCCTGTGGTCTATGGTAATCGTTATGCCAAACCCATTATCACAGATGCTATTATAAGCAGTGACCAAAAGGTCATGTGGTATGTATTGGCATTGAGTGAAGTGACCAGTGGTAGTGTAAGTTTTGGTGATGTTTATTATGATGGACATTTATTGATATTTGATCCAGACAATCCCAATGAAATCACTGGTTGGTATACACAGCCCAAAAAGCACAGCAAGGTAGGTGGACAATACAATACCAAACCTGCTGGCAAATTGGAAATGTATTTCTATCGTAATGGTTCATTGACTACAGGCACCACACATAATTGCTATTACATGGTTCAAAATGATGATGGCAGTTATAATATTGGTGATTTAAGCACAGGCACCACAACCATTGATGCCATATCATTATTACAAGACAGCAGTATACCCGCAAACACACAGTGGACCAGTTATACAAAAATGAACAACAGCGTGTTTGCTGTCCTTAAATTGACCTATGACCAAACAGCAGGTATCTATGGTTTGGGCAGTATGGATTTTAAGATCCAAAATACTCTACAAGCACCAGGTGATGTATTCTTAGATTATTTTACCAATACCAATTATGGTTGTGGCGTTGATTTAATCAATGTCAACACAGCCAGCTTGGCACAAATTAATACAATCAGTGCTCAACCATTAAGTATTGTGGATACAGATGGTAATACCGTGACCAACACATTTACCTATCAAATTAATGGTGTGGTAGATACTACTG